AATTGTGCGTCATAGCTGTTGCCGGCGGGTTCTATGTACTGAGCAGACGATCCTTCAGGCAAAGCCATCGCTTCACCTGGCCCCGCGCTGATCTCCTCCGCCGACTGCGGGAAGCCAAAAATCGCCAGCATTGGAACAGCGCTGATGTGCAGCTGGTTCCCTAAATCAGACTGCACCTGATAGTGCTGCAGGTTTAGCTCGGCAATGTCTGCTAGCGGCGGAAGCGACTCCATAACGCCTAAGCGGTTTGAATAGGCAACGCTGAAAGGAATTTCGTTCAGGCTCGTACGGCCCTCATCAACAACTCTGAAGTCACCCTTCGCATCCTTTTGGTGGATCTCATAAGCGCCAGGGGTCAGAACGCGTACCTGCTCGACCTCTTTTTCCCCATACAAGCCATCAGGGATTAACACCTTCTCAGCTAGCCGCAGTTGAGTCAGTTTTTGCTCCCCATCCGTCAGCTCATGCCTGAAGCCCAAAATGTCTCTGGGGGTATAGCTCGCGTAATACGGTCTGCCGCCTTGCCCAGCAACAGGCGCATCGACTAAGACACCAACGTGCCCGTAGCGGATGCACAAGCGTGCAGTCGCAAAAAGCCAGGTCTGCAGGTCGTTGCCCTGCAAATCGACGTTAAACAGCTGCTCTCTGATTTCATCAGGGACATCATCAAGCCGGACAGGCTTCCGAGTCAGCATCCCCGCCAGCATCCGTTCCAGCCTTACGTAATACGGGCTGAGCACAGAACGCTGCAGTCTGTTGTCATATGACTCGTCTAATTCTCTTGGCTCCTGCGGCAGATATTTGCGGTGGCCTTTTCGGATTTTGTAGGTGCCACCCAAAAGCGTCTCAATCAGCCCCCAGTGGGGTTCCATGTTGACCCAGGCAGTATTCGGATCACTGACCTTCGTGACGTTGCCAACTCGCTGACGCCCGCCAGAAAAACCTGAGTACACAGCAGAACCCCGCCCGATGGCAACACTTTAGTAAAGACGGATCCCCGTGCCCCGTCCAGCTCTTTCGTGCAGAGGATTAAACGCGCCCAGGATTAAATACCCCAAACCATCTGTCCAGTGTTCAATGTTGCCGCTCTTGTCGATTACATACTCCTCAGCCCCTTGCTTGTAAGTCACGTTTCTCAGGGCTTTGATCGTGTGTTTGCAGCGTGGGTGAACGAACAGTTTCATGTCGCCATTAACGGTGCGAATCATCCAGTTAGTTGCGTTGATTTTGTCCTTTACCGCCCATGCTGATTTTGGGCTAATGCAGCTGAACCCTGCGCGGCGAATGATGTCGTGGTCAGTTCTGCCTGCTGATGATGTCTTGCGGGCTGAACCAGTCGGGTCCGGATACGCCAGGATCTGACGATCAGGGAATCGCTCCTTCAGCAAGGCGCAAACCTCATCGGTGTTTGACTGCATCACAGCAAGCTCATCCCAGATGTGCAGGCTGTCTCCAACCCTGCTGCCGAGAACACCGGCCATAACGCTGACGTTGAAATCTGAACCCCAGTAGATCGGACCGCCCATATCCCTAACGTCCTCGCTGATGTTGTCGTCATCGAACCCTGGATAAACGCGACCAGCCAACGTCTCGAAACTGGCAAGGTATTCCTGCTGAAACGTCCGGTGATCCAGCGTGTTTTTGGCTGCTTCGATCTCCTCTGCTGAAACGTTGCCGCCCTGAATCGTCGTAAACGAAAAGGTGTCCCAGTCGTTTTGCTGCTGCGCTTGCTCCCACAAATCGTGAAACCAGTTCAGACCTGCAGGGGTTGTGATGAACCACGCTGGGCCACCCTGATCAGACAAGGCAGGTCGTAAGACCATCTCCCACGCCGTCTGCTTCACGTAAGCAGCCTCATCGATGACAAGAGCAGACAGGCTCACGCCACGAAGGCTGTCCTCGTTATCAGCACCACGCAGTGCAATCAGGCTGCCGTTTACGAATTCCACTGACAGGTCTGATTCGTTGCGTTTAACCACAAGCTCATCTGGAGCCATAGTTTTGAGCTGACGCCATGCGATCTGCTTTGCCATCCGATAGTTAGCGGTGACATACCAGCAGAGGCTTCCGGGCTTCTCCATTGCCCAGCAGATAAGCCGCGTGATGCAGAGATAGGTTTTACCGAAGCGGCGACCAGAGCACAGCAGCTTAAAACGCTTGTCTGTATCCCAAACCTGCCGTTGCGGGCCAGTGAGCTTTTCGACTAATGAGTTGACGTACTCTTCGCTGCCTTCAATGTCAGCTGCTGGGTTTCGCTCGACAACTGCTAGGCAGGAACCACCAGGGATCGAGGCAAGGATGCTCATCAGTCAAGGATGCGTGCGATCCGGGCGATGGAGTTAATGCAGCCCAGGGTTACTGAAGGCTGGCTGGATTTTCGTGTTTCCTGAGCCAGTGACGTAAGTTGCGCCAGCAGTTCTGCAGTGAGCTGACGCCGATCGATGTCCCAGTCCTTAGTAATGACCTCATTAGCCCAGCTGATGTAACGCATCGCTTGGCGGGTGCTTACCCCCCACTCGCGTGTCATGTATGCGACGGCTTCAGAAGTCGGCACATTGCGAGCTTTTAAGGCTGCAACACGAGCGATCCTCCATTCTTTTTCGGCATTTGTGGATTTCTTGCCCGCCATGGCATCGACCTTTTTCTAAGGGTAATCAGTCGGCTGATTCTGCAGCAGCTTGCTTTTCGGCCTGTTTGCGGAGTTTAAGTTGCACTTTGCTCTCCCAGGCTTTCTTGTACTCGGCGTTTTCGAACAGCTTGCTGAAACCAGTGATGTGTTTCAGGCGAAGCACCTCTTCAGCCTCCATGCCGAGTTCACCGCAAATCTCAGCTTCTGACCAGCCGTTTTCCGACATCTGGAAAACCATGTTGCTCATGCCGTCAATGCTGTGTTTGCCGCGTGCGCGGTTGTGGCGCACGGTGCTAGCCATGCGATCGTTTATGGGCTTGTCAAGGACAACGATCGGCAGATAGCCCAGGTTGCGCGCACGGATGTCTGGGTTGTTCCTGCAAGTGAAATATCGGTGGAAACCATCGACGATGACATACTTCTGCTTCTCCTCGTCCCAAATCGTGACGACGGGTTGCGTGTAACCGTCATGCAGGATTGAGGTATAGAGCAACCCCATCTCGATTTTGGCGACACTGTTTGGGTTGTAGTCGTTTGGCTCTACATCCTCGACAGGAACCCAGCGGATCCGATCAACAGGTTGTTCATGCAGCGGAGATAGTTCTGCGAGCGCCTGTCTGGCTTTTTCGATTGCTTCAAAACGAGCTTGGCCTTCAAG